TTATATCAAGATGCTAAACAACATGATGTTTTAATGTTAGGGAATCAACATGGGGGAAATGATTTTAAACCAAGGACATATCCAATTACTGGTGTAGATAGTAATTTTGATAAAATGTTTTTCTTTGGCCAAAATGAGATAGATTATTATAAAGACTTTGTAGATGAATCAAGATATATATTAGGTGGAATACCATCTAATGATAAATTAAAGGACTATGAAAGAACTAATGAACATATTTTAGTTATAACTCAATTTTTAGGTAATAATCCTCAGGCCTATTATAAGGGATATGAGTTTAATGAAAAATTTATAGAGTTAATTGGATTAAAAGAAATTCAAGAAAAGTATGATAAACCAGTATTAGTAAAAGTAAAAAGTAGAGGACATGACGCACCATCATACAATATAGATATTGATTATGTAAATAATTTATTATCCAAATCAGGGATTTATGGTGAAGTAGTATTTGATGTAGAAGATGATAATAAATTTATTAGTGATTCGGTATGTGTAGTTGGGGCTGGGAGTACTCTCATGTATAAACCAATTCAGAAAGGTATACCGACAGTTATGATTAGAGGAGCAGGGGAAAGTGATTTTTTTGGAAACTTTCCAGGTCTATTAGAGTTAAATGTAGGTAAAAATAAAATAATTGATGAACTTAGTAGACAAGATAAAGATGGTAGAGATGAGAAATATTTAGAATATATAATGTATGGTTCTTCAGATTATACGTCAGGGGAAAAATATGTAGAGGGAGTTAAAAAGTTATTATGATTAAATTACATTTAGGATCAGGTGAAAAGCATTTGGAAGGATATAAAAATGTAGATATTCGTTATTTAAAGGGCGTTGATGTAGTATCGGATATACGATATTTGAGATCATTTAAGGAAAATAGTGTTGATGTTATATATGCCTGTGCTGTTCTAGAACATATTATTAGGTGGGAATATAAAAATGTTTTACAAAGGTGGTATGATATAATAAAACCAGGTGGTGTTTTACGAATATCTGTACCAAATTTTGAAGCTCTTGCAGAATATTATATGGAACATAAAGATTTGAATCCTTTGATTGGTATGTTATATGGTGGTCAAGATTACAAACAAAATTTTCATCATATGACTTGGGATTTTAAAACATTATCACGGGATCTTAAAGACGTTGGGTTTAAATCAGTTGATTGGTATGATTGGAGAGATACTGAACATTCTGATATGGATGATTATAGTCAGTCATATTTACCACATATGGATAAAGAGAATGGAACACCAATGAGTTTAAATGTAGAGTGTAAGAAGTAGGAGAACACTATGGGAAATTATCAAGGACTTAAAAAAGAAGAAACTCGTAATGAATATGGTAAAGATATTCATTATACATCTTGGCCAGTTGGTAAGATACCAAAAGAGTTTCAAAGACCAGAACTTGACCAAGTAAAAGAATTGGGATATGATTGGGATGATCCACGAGATGTAGTGGATATGTTTGAAGATAAGGTTGCTAAGTTTGCTGGTAGTAAATACGCCTGTTCGGTTGATTGTTGTTCTAATGGATTATTTTTGGCAATGAAATATGTTGGAGTTGAGGGAACGATTACTATTCCAAAGAGAACTTATGCATCACCACCGATGCAAATTATACACGCTGGTTGTAAAGTAAAATTTGAAGATAGAGAATGGAGTGGAGTTTATAAATTAGAACCATATAATATTTGGGATGGTGCTACAGCCTGGACAAAGGGAATGTATGTTGGAAATGATGCATTACAAGTTGTATCATTTCAGATAAAGAAAAGAGTTCCGATTGGTCGTGGTGGTATGATTCTTACAGATAGTAAAGAGACTTACGATTGGTTAAAGTACGCCACTTATGATGGTAGGAATTTAAGAGAATATTATATGGATGATGAATTTGCAATGATAGGTTGGCATATGTATATGACACCCGAAGATGCAGCACGAGGTATTATATTAATGGATTCAGTTCCAGAAGTAAATGAGGATACTGGTGGTTCAGCTACATATTCAGATTTATCAGATAGAGAAGTTTTTAAACCATATTTAGAAAAGTAAATAGGATTTAAACCATGAAGAAAAAGGCATTTATAACAGGAATTAATGGACAAGATGGTAGTTATCTTGCAGAGTTGTTGTTAGAAAAGGGTTATGAAGTATATGGAATCGTAAGACGAAATTCTATAGCAGAACACCAAGAGAGTAGAATTGACCACTTGGTTGGAAAGGGAGTTGAAACAGAGTATGGTGATTTACTTGATGTAAGTTCATTAGAAAGAATAATACGAACTATACAACCCGATGAAATTTATAATATAGCAGCACAAAGTCATGTACGAATCAGTATGGATATTCCACAATTTACAGTACAGACAAATGCACTTGGGTTGTTAAATGTATTAGAGGCCTATAAAAATAATTGTCCTACAGCAAGATTCTATCAGGCATCATCTTCAGAGATGTTTGGTCGTTCCGTAGATGAAGATGGTTATCAAAGAGAAACAACACCGATGCATCCTACGAGTCCTTATGGATGTACAAAGGTATTTGGGTTCAATATGGTACAACATTATAGAAACGCTTATAAGTTATTTGCAAGCAATGGAATATTATTTAATCATGAATCACCAAGACGAGGTTCTAATTTTGTAACCAATAAGGTTGTGAAATCTGCAGTAGAGATTAGTAAAGGGTTAAGAGATAAACTACCACTTGGTAATTTAGATGCCTTTCGTGATTGGGGACATTCAAAAGATTATGTTCGGGCAATGCATTTAATTGTTAATCATACAGAACCAGATGATTTTGTATGTGCTACTGGGGTTACCAATTCTGTTGGTGATATGTGTGAATATGTATTCAATAAATTAGACTTAGATTATAATGATTATGTTACAGTAGATGAGAGATTTATGAGAGCAGAAGAATTGAAATATTTAAGAGGAGATTCTACTAAATTAAGGACGACCCTTGGATGGAAACCCGAATATACTTTTGAGACTTTAATGGATGAAATGATTGACCATTGGTTGGAAATTTATAAGTGAAACATATATTATTTGTAACTACAATTTATAGAATTGGTGAAAGAGTATTTCCTGTAATACCTAAACTTTCTGAAACTTATAAGTTAAGTTTATTAACTTTATATCAGATGCATCCTGATGGGAAATATAAAAATTGGAATGGAACTTATGATATGAGAAATAAGTTTCATACTGATTATGATAAATATTTTGAGAATCATTGGACTGGGTTTGAATATAGGAGAGGAATGATTGATGTATCACAATTTGATGCTATTATTCATGATGATTGTAGAGATAGAAGTGGATTAAATAAATTATATCAAGATGCTAAACAACATGATGTTTTAATGTTAGGGAATCAACATGGGGGAAATGATTTTAAACCAAGGACATATCCAATTACTGGTGTAGAT